CAATTTATCTCACGTTCAATCGACTTTCTACATTGAGATGAGTGAACTAGCAAATATCCTTAGAAATGCGACTGAGCGTAGCCTAATCATACTCGATGAAATCGGTAGGGGTACTAGTACCTTCGATGGCCTTTCAATTGCATGGGCTACTATTGAGTTTTTGTCAAAACCAGGAAATTGTATTAGGACCATGTTCGCTACTCACTACCACGAGCTAACGGTTCTCGAAAGTAAATACGCAAACGTTAAAAATCTATCTGTTGCCGTAAGTGAGCAGGGAAGTGATATTGTATTTCTCCACAAGATATCTGAGCAACCTGCTAGTAAAAGCTACGGTATTCATGTTGCAAAAATCGCTGGGGTTCCTTCTGAAATCCGAAAAAAGGCTGCTTCAAAGCTCAGAGAACTTGAGTCTGGTTCTAGTTCATCACCACTATCTAGTGATCAGATATCATTCTTTGGAAGCAATGTTAAAACTGAAGGAAATCCAGGATAAAGTAAAATAGAAGGAGTTACTATGATTAGAATTCTCGATGAGTTTATAGCAGATAAAATAGCTGCAGGTGAAGTCATTGAACGCCCACTTTCTATTGTCAAAGAGTTGATTGAGAACTCTATTGACGCTGGCTCCTCGCAGATAGTAATTGAAATCAAAAATGGTGGTAAGTCATACATAAGGGTAACAGATAATGGGTCTGGAATAGTTAGCGATGAGATTGAACTGGCATTTGAAAGACACGCAACAGGTAAAATATCAAAACTCAGCGACCTAGATCATATAAATACTCTTGGGTTCAGAGGTGAAGCACTAGCTAGTATAACTGCAATCTCTAGAATTACAGTCTATTCCAAGACTGCGGATTCTGAACTGGGCACTAAGCTCAAGATGCAAGGAGGAACAACTGTAAGCATAGAAAAGACTGGTATGAATACTGGCACTACCATGGTGGTTGAGGATGTATTTTACAACACTCCTGCAAGACGAAAATTTATGAAGAGCGATGCTGCAGAAGCAACAGTGATCATAGATATGATTCAAAAGATTGCCATATACTATTCCCACATTGCTTTCAGACTCATTAACAACAAACAGACTGTTATTGCAACACCTGGCACTGGTGATATCCTCACTACAATTCAGTCAATATATCCATCTTACCGCCAACTAATAGAAATTAACGGTGACTATGTTCATGGATTTATCTCAGATCCAGGAAGCACAAAGAGCAACAAAAGAGGGCAGATATTCTTCGTAAACGGCAGATATATCAGTAGCTCTACTATTGAAAAGGGCATTGTAAAAGGATACGGAGACAGAATATTCTCCGGTCACCCGATTTGCATCCTGTTTCTTGAAGTTAACCCAGAAACTATAGATGTAAATATTCATCCTAATAAGAAGGAAATAAAATTTCTACACGAAGAAGATATTGTCAAAGACATAGAAAACGCTATCAAGCGTGTAATTAACTCAGAGAATACAATTCCTTCAGCAATGGGTCTTAGATCCGAAGGCACTTCTGATACAAAAGCCTCTTCAGCATTGGATATTACCACTTCAAACGCTGAAAGACTCTCTTCAGAGACCTATCAAGACAATTCGCTAAAATCAGATGAAAAAAAGAGTACACAGGTTGATATAAAGTCATTTCTTGCATCTAAAACGAGGGTTTCAGATATCACTGATACATATACACCTGATGGATTAGCTGAATCTACACAAAATTGCACTGATACAGATTCTGTAAAGGGTGGTTTTGAAGAATCTGATCATATTAATAGCACATCAAATGCAAATAATAATGATGTTAAAATTAACGATAATGCTATAGATAATGCTATAATTAAAAAGCAGATTGCAATTAAAGCACCTAATGTCCAGGCATTTGATTTTGATTCAGAGATGAATAGCAGTCAATTAAAAGTTTTTAAAGAAAAACAGATTAAAAACTTAAAAAATCAATTTAAAACAACAGATGTAGAATTTGAGATTATTGACTTTAAAAGGCTAAAGGATTAAATATGGAATTCAAAGATTTATATATAATTGATGGAATAGTTTACTTATACAAATATAATAATGGAGTTTATGCAGTATTGGAGGATGTATTAACAGGCTATGAAGAGTTTGTAAGATTGGAGGAGTTAAAACAATATGAGTATAAAAATTTATTGTGAAAATTGTGGAGCTGAGATAAAAGATGGAGAAAAATTTTATGAAGCATGTCTTGGAGAGTTCTATTGTAAAGACTGTGTCAAAGAACAAACTTTAACTTATTTTACTGTTGATTCTGAACCTATAGGAACAAATGAAGACACAGGGATTTACTTTAATCATAAGGAATTAAAAGAAGAAATTCAGCAAAAAATTAAAGAGATCAATAAATGTATAGAGATTTACAAAAATGATAAAACAAGAGGTGGACAATTTACATTTAATTTCTTTAAGGAAAGAAAAAGACTACTAGAAGAAAAACTACAAGAATTTAAATAGGAGGAGTTATGGACATTAAAAATTTAACTGCTGAAGAAAAAGAGGCACTAAGAAAGCAATTTTTAGAAGAAGAAAAAAGTAAGGAAGCTAAAAGAAAAGAAAAAATAGAAGCTTATAAAAAGCTTGTTGATGAAACAGTAATGAGTTCAATAAAGAAAGTGAAAGAAGTTTCAGTACAAATTGCAATGACTAAGAAAGAAGTATTTGATGACTTTAAAAGTATAACAGAATTAAAAGCTGAATTATATGGAGTAAAAGAGAATCAACAATCTCACACATTTACAACAACTGATGGGAAAATATCTATAACATTAGGTTATAGAATGCTTGACAGTTTTGATGATACAGTTCATTCAGGCATAGAGAAGGTTAAAAGCTATATTTATAAATCAGTTCAGGATGAAAATAGTCATTTACTTGAAATAGTAAATTTGCTATTAAAGAAAGATAAAAACGGTAACTTGAAGGCTTCAAGAGTTATGGAACTAGAAAAAATAGCTGGAAATATAGATGATCCTGAACTAATTGAAGGAGTTCAAATAATAAAAGAAGCTTGGAAACCTCAGAAGTCTAAGACATTTATTGAAGCATACTATAAAGATGAAAATGGGAACAAAGTCAATATTCCTCTTTCTATGACTACAGTAATGGAGGAGAAAAATGAAGGAAATAAAGAAACATCAAATTAAATATATTCATACTTTAAAGCATAAAGCAGGCTTAAAAGATGAAGATTATAGACTACTTTTAAAAAGTAAATTTAATAAAAATTCTAGTAAGGATCTCAGTTATAATCAGGCTGAGATTCTTATAAAAATCTTAGATAGATTAATTAATGACTATGCAACAGAGAAGCAAAAAAACAAGTTAAATTCACTATATAGCAAAGTTTATAAAGAAAAAGATAAAAAAGAATTTATTGAACACTATCTTGGAAAAGATAAAACAATGGATAATATGACAGTAAAAGAGTGTAGTAAATTAATTTATGTTCTGGAAGAGATACTTGAATGGCAGGAGAAAAGAAAAATGAAAAAACTTAATTTGGAGGGTGAAAATGTGGAAGTGTAAGAAATGTGGAGAAGAAGTAGGACTAAGAAGGGGTATGTTATTCAAGTTAGATAAAAATAAAGATACTTTTGGAGATGATTTAAGTATACACGATACAGATTATTATGAATGTTCTCATTGTCATAATTATTCGTATTCTGATGTGGAAGAAATAGCTGATTGGGAGGAAGATAAATGAAGGAAATAAATATAACAAGACATGCACTTATGAGATATGCCTCAAGAGTACATAATGCAAATATTGTAAGTGATAGAACTTGGGACATCTGGAAAAAAGCAAATGAAGAGAAAATTCAAGAATTAGAAACAAATTTAAAATTTGAATTAGGAAGACTAGAATATATCTGTACTGCTTCTTATGATAAACATAAAAAAGCTGAATTCTATATAAATAAAGAAAAAATGATGACTTATGTAATTGTAGAATCAAATTTAGTTACTTGTTATCCTATAAATTATGACTTAGATGCTGAAGGGGACAAGGCAATTTTAGATATTTTACTAGAAAACTTAAAAAGAGCTAAAATTGCTGAGGATAATTTTGAAGATAATTACTTCAAAGAAAGGGATAATTTAAAGCAAGAAAAAGAATTAATTCAAGCAGAGATAGAACTTTTAAATTCTAAATTAAAAAAATTACAAGACAGAAAAGCAGGAATTGAAAGTAGACAACTTGAAATAATTGGAGAACAACAAGAACTAAGAGATATTATAAAAGTAGCTGAAGAAAAGATTGTAAGGAGTAAATTAGCTTTATAAGGATTAAAAATGGAAAGTAAAGAAGTTTTGGAACTTATAAGAGAAGCAAAAAAAGGAAATGAAAAAGCTATTGAAACATTAATTGAAAGGTACTTGAACACTATTAGAAAGATTAATCATAAGTGGGGTAACACAGATGATGGATTTCAGGAAGGAATACTTGGAATCTATCAAGCAATTAAAACTTATGATGAAAATTACAATACAAAGTTTATGACACATCTGTATTTTTATGTAGAAGCTAAAATAAGGAAATATATAGATAAAGAAAGGTATAGAGTACCTCAGTATGTCATAGAGAGCATTAAAAAGGGTGAACAAGAAAGAGTATATTTTTCAGGAATTGAAGATCTTGAAATTGGAGATGAAAATATAAAAATAGATAATTTAGAAAATAAAGTACTTATAGAAAATTTACTAAGTTGTTGTACAAAGAAAGAAAGACAAATATTGGATCTCTTATTTTTTAAAGGTTATTCAGGAGAGGAGATAGCTAAAAAACTTGGAATGTCAAGGCAATGGGTTCATAGTATGAAACATAGAGCATTTGAAAAAATTAGAGAGAATATAAGATAAAAGAGAGGTCTAATCCTCTCTTTTTAATTGAATTTCTTTTTTTAAAATTAAATTTTTTAATTCTTCTAAGTCATCTAAAGTAGCATGATTATTAATAAAACTACGGGCTGTTGAACGGTATGATAAATATTGATTTTTTTTTGGATTTTTCTCTCTATACGACTTATTTGCTTTTTTTTGAGATTCTGATACTGCCATAGAGATCCTCCTTTTACACAAATTTTAAAATAATAGATACTGTAACTGCAATGATTCCTAAAATTAAAATTAAGATTTGAATTTTTTCTTTAAACATAGTATAATTGAGTAAGAGATAAGGTACTTGGGGAATTTCTTCCCCTTTCCCTTTGCTGTTTTAAAAGAATAATTGGAGTAGTTCTATAATTACTTTAACTATCTCTAATATGGCGAGTATTATTGATAGTGTAATTAAGATTTCTTCAGTTGTTCTTTTTTTCTTTTTCCTACTCACTTTCTCACCTCCTTATGTATTTATTATACACCATAGTATATAAAATGTCAAGCTTTTTTTATTGAAAATAAAAAAATAATATGATATATTTTAATATATTTAATCATTTTATTAAGGGGGATTGTTTATGTTTGGAATATTTGGTGAAAAAGGAATTTGCTCAATTTGTGGAAAAGAAAAAACGAGTAAAAAACTAAGTGATGGTTTTATATGTAGTAAATGCTTGGATTTATGTGGAAACAATAGAAATACTTTTAAAAAATTACAAGAAACAACAAAAGATGAAATCTTTGAAGAAATTGAAAAAGAAAAAAATGCAAATTTAGATATTGCTAATTTTATGGGAACAAGGGGAGTAGGAAAATTAATAAAATTTGATGATAATGCAAAGAAAATATTATTTCCTAAGACATTATTAAGAAAAGCTAGAATATACGATTATTCTGAGTTACTGGAATATGAAATTCTTGAAGATGGAAATACTATAACAAAAGGTGGACTTGGAAGTGCAATAGTTGGGGGAGCACTTTTTGGTGGAATAGGAGCAGTAGTTGGAGGACTTACTGGTGGGAAAAAAGCTAAAGAAGTTGTTAAAAGCTTGAAAGTAAAAATTGTCTTAGATAATAAGATAGTCCCAGCTGAATATATTGAGTTATTAACAACTGAATTCAAAAAAGATGGTTTTGTATATAGAGCAGCAAAACAGCAAGCTGAAGATATAGTTGCTATACTAGCTTCAATTGTTAGCGAAAATGAAAAAAATCAAGCTAATAACTCTAATGTACAAAATACAAATGATCCAATAACAGAAGTAAAAAGATATAAAGAACTTTTGGACAATGGAATTATCACACAAGAAGAATTTCAAAAAAAGAAAAAAGAGTTATTGAATTTATAAAAATAAAGTTCTAATATTTTATAGAGAAGGAGGGAGCTAAGGATGTCTAAAAAATATTTGAGTGTTGCTCAAGTAGCTAAAAGATTGGGAGTTAGCACGGAAACAGTTTATAACTACTGTAAAAGAGGACTTTTAGGTGGGCAATATATAAAAAATAATGTGAAAGGAACTTGGAAAATTGATTTAGAAAGCCTTGAATTGTTAGAAAAAGAAAGCACCTTTAAAAGCTCTCACCAAATAAAAAAAGAGTTAAACTATAGTTTATTTTAATAATTACTTTATGTTTGGAGGAAGTATGGCTGAAGAAAATAAAAAAAGATGTGGTTTAATAATGCCAATATCAAGTATGACAGGTATAAATATTAAATATACTGCTGAACACTGGGAAGAAGTGAAACTTACTCTTATGGAATTTTTAGGAAATGATTATAATGTCAACCTAGTTAGTAATGGAACTGGGATAATCCAGACAGAAATATTAAATTCAATATTTAGTAGTGATATTGTTATATGTGATATAAGTGGAAGCAATCCAAATGTAATGTTTGAGCTAGGTTTAAGAATAGCTTTAAACAAAAGAGTTCTTGTAATATATGATAATAGCAAGAATACAAATAAAGGAGTTCCATTTGACATAAATGCGATACCTTATTTAGAATATTCAGAAGATCTTAATAGATTTCAAATGAAAAAATTTGAAGAAAATTTAAAAGTAAAAATTCAAGAATTATTGAAAGAAGATGGTAATAGTTACATAAATACTTATGGAGAATTTTTAAAAAATTATGTAATTAACAAAAAAGAAATAGATATAAGTATAGGAGATTTAATTCTAGAAAAAATAGAAAAATTGGAAAGGAAATTAATAGATAATGTAAAAAATAGCTCAGAAGACTCTCTTTTTTGGTCTGAGCCATTCCTCATTCAAAATTTAAAAGAAGATTTTAATAAAAGTTTTTTAATACAAAAATTATTAAATTCTGTATATAATGATTTTTACCAAGGAGCAGTAGAATATATTTTATTGAAATATCCTAATCTTAAAGAATATATTTCAATATATTCTACATTTTTACAAGATTACTATATATTTAATAATAAATTAAAAGATGACATTGACTTAGAAGAAATGGGAATTTTCCAAGCAATAAAAAAATAATAATTTATAAAGCAAGTTTAACACTTGCTTTTTTTATTTTTCCAATTTTTCCAAACATTTATAAAAGAAAAAAGTTATAACAATATAGAAACAAAAATAATGGAGGTGCTTTATGGATTTTGAGTTGATAAAAGCTAAAAAGCTATATGCCCAAGGAAAAACAGTAAAAGAAATAGCTAGTGCTTTAAATAAATCATTAGGCACTATCTATCGTTGGATTAAAGATAACAAGGAAGAATTTGAAGAGGCTAGGAAATTAGCAGGAATGACTTTAGATGATGTGGTTGATTTACTAGATGAAACACATAAAAAAATACTAATAGAAATCTCTAAAAATCCTCAAGAATTCAAAGATCCAAAGACTGCTGATGCTTTGGTCAAAGTTGCAAGTGTCGTAGAAAAAGTAACAGCAAGAAATGAAAAGAAAAAAGAACAAGCTAAGAAGGAAATTGAAGAAGAAAGAGGGGTGTTGATAGTTGATAATCTCTAAGAAAAAAAGGAAAATTAAACAAGTATCAGAAGTATTAACACCAAAATTTCATGAAGTTTATAAAGCTTGGAAAAGTAATAAGTACACAAAAATAGTCTGTAAAGGCGGAAGAGGATCCGCTAAATCAAGTAATATAGCTTTAATGTTGACACTTGATTTAATTAGAAATCCTATAAATATAGTTTGTATTAGAAAAGTTGGTGAAACTTTAAAGAAGTCTGTTTATGAGCAAATAAAATGGGCAATTAAGCAATTAGGAGTTGAAGACTATTTTGAATATAAGTTAAGTCCTTTAGAAATCAGATACACAGAGAGAGGAAATAAATTTATATTTATGGGAGTTGATGATCCACAAAAAAGTAAATCAATAGTTGATTCAAGTTTTCCAATTACAGAATATTGGTTTGAGGAATTAGCCGAATTTAAAAATGAAGATGAAGTAGAAATGGTACTTGATTCAATATATAGAGGAAAGTTAAAAGATAATTTAAGGTATAAAGGTTTTTTCTCTTATAACCCACCAAAAATGAAGCATAATTGGGTAAATAAAAAATATGAATATACTTTTAAAGAAGATGATGAAATATTTGTACACCACTCAACTTATCTTGATAATCCATTTATTTCAGATGATTTTGTAAAAAGAGCTGAAACAGTAAAGTTAAATAACCCTATGAAATACAAGCATACATACTTAGGAGAACCTATTGGAAATGGAATAGTTCCTTTTGATAATTTAGAAATTAGAACTATTAGCAATGAAGAAATAAAAGGACTTGATAGATTTAGAAATGGAGTTGACTGGGGGTATGGAGTTGATCCAATGGCATTTGTTCGTTGGGGATATGATAAGAAAAAGAGGATAATCTATGCTATTGATGAGTTTTTTGGAGTAGGAATTAAAAATAGAGAATTAGCTGCTTTTATCATATCAAAGAATTATGATGAATTAGTTATATGTGATAGTGCTGAACCAAAAAGTATAGATGAACTTAGAGAATATGATATCAGTTCTACAGGAGCTAAAAAAGGAGCTGGGAGTGTTGAGTATGGAGAAAAATGGCTTGCTGATTTAGAGGCAATAGTAATTGATCCAAAAAGAACACCTAATATTTCTCGGGAGTTTGAAATGATAGATTATGCAACTGATAGAGATGGAAATGCTTTACCTCGTTTGGAAGATAAAAATAATCATAGTATAGATGCAACAAGATACGCATTTTCTAATGATATGAAAAAAGGGAAGTGGGTATATGAGTATTAGAGAAATTTTTAAAAATTGGTTTTTCAAGGATTGTTCTGTAATGACTGGAGATGGGAAGAATTTTGAATCATCTGAATATATGTCAACAATATGGGAACAGCCAGGCTTTATGCTACCAATTAAAAAAAAGATTAAGGCTTGTCAAAATATAGAAATGGGCATTTATACAGGAAAAGAAGACGGCAAGAAAAAAGTTGATAATCATATTTTAAATAAAATTTTTAGAATGATTAATCCAAATACATCATTCCAGGACTTTATAGATTATTTAATAGTTTGGTTAGAAGGTTCAAATAATGGAGTTTTATTAGAGCTTATAAAAGGATTACCCTCACTTGCTCCTGATTTATATATACACTCACCAAATAATTTTATAGTGTATTTTGAAGGTAGAAGGATAAGAGAAATAAGAATACATAATCCAGCTAAAACAATAACTGGTGACGAATTAAAGAACTATATGTGGCTTAGTTCTCCAAATTATGACAACATAATTGATGGAGTTAGTGGAAGTGGGATAGGAGAAGGAAAAAGTAAACATAGTGCTTTAGCAATATTTGGAGCTTATTTATTCAAGGCTTGGAAATGGAACTGGAGTTTGGCAAATAATTTAGGAAAGCCAGGAGGAATCCTTCAGACAGAAGGTGCAGTAGATAAAGAGGATAGAGAAGAAATAAGAAGCAAATATTCAGCACATTATGCAGGAGCTGAGAATGCTGGAAGTCCTTTGGTACTTGGTTCTGGATTAAAGTACCAAGACACTTCAAAAGCACCAATAGATGCTGACTGGAGTACAGCAGAACAGAAAGCACATGAAAGAGCTGCCATTGCTGCTGATGTCCCAGTTGAATTAGTTGGTGGAGGAGATTCTACTTATCAAAATAGGAAACAGGCAAAGAAAGAATTATATAGAGAAGCAGTAATTCCGTTTTTTAACAATTTAAAGAATTGGCTTAATTATTTATTAGCTGACTATCTGAAAAATGGAGAATATATAGACTATGATCTTTCTGGTGCTGATGAACTGAAAGATGATATAGGAGATATTATTCAAAAATTAGAACCTTTAAAAAATAGGGTAACAATAAATGAATATAGAAGAATTATATCATCACTTACAGATTTAAGCTTGGAACAATTAAAAGGTGGGGATGTCTTACTTGTTGGTGGAGGAGATATGACATTGGAAGAAATTACTGAACCAGCTACAACTGAAGGAGAAAAAGAAGAAGATGTATGAAAAGGGAAGTTCAAAAAATAAAAGCAATTAAAGCACTAGAAAGAAGACTCAGTACAAGGAATAAGAAAATTATAGAAAAAATATTCATTGAACTAAGAGATAAAGTAATTGCAGATAATTCAAAATCTTATGATGTAAAAATGATAATAAATATTGATTATGAATGGCTTTTGAAAAAGTTTAAAAGTGGACTTGAAGTAATTTATCTATATACATTCGAGGAGTCTTTTAAGGGCTTTCAAAACATCTACAAAAAAGTAATAAAACCTAAAACTATAAAAGGTATTAGAGATTATTTTTTAAAAAATTGGAATACAAAAAATGCTGGAAAACAAGCAACTAAAATGACAGCAACAACAAAAAATATTTTAAATAAGATAATTACAACAGGACAAGAAGAAGGCTTGTCACATAATGACATGGTAAAAGAACTGGTAAAAAATATTAATGGAATGACAGAACAAAGGGCTAGCACAATAGCAAGAACTGAGACAAGTAAGAGCATTAATACAACAAGTTATGAAACTGCCAAGAATGTGATGAAAGAAAAATGCTGGATACATGTTGGTGGGAAAAAAACATACAGACCACACCATAAAGCTATAAGTAATAAATGGGTGGATATAAATTATAAGTGGAAGTTAAAAGATGGTGTGGAAGCTGACTACCCACACCAAGATACTTTACCTGTTTCTGAAATTGTGAGATGCAGTTGTTTAATTATTTTTAGATAAAAGGAGTAGAAATGTCAAAGAAGAGAATAAAGAAGAAAGTTAATTTTTCTGATGAAACATTAAATTTTACTTGTGAAATTGAAAAGTTTAAAGAAGAAGAAGAGACACCAGGAAGATTCACAGGAATACTTGTAAATATGCAAAATGATAGTCTTGCAAAGGGTGTTTACAGATTTAAAAAGGGAAGTATGCAAGGGAATAATGGGAAAACTTTACTTCTTTTGTACAATCATTACGGGGAACTTTTACCAGTTGGGAAATTAGTAGGAGAAGAAACAGAAAAAGGGTTTGAAGTTATGGGAGAATTTCATTTGTCAAAAGATGATAATGGTAATTATATAAATCCTGAAGCTGTAAAATTATATTCACTTATGAAAGAAATGAAACTACCTTTTGAAATGTCAGTGGGTGGGAACATTGTAGATTATAAAGAATATAGTGAAAATGGTAAGTATTACATAGATATAAATAAGTTTGAAGCTCATGAGGGAAGTTTAACACCCAAGGGAGCAGTAAAAGGAAGTAAAGTAACAAGAGTATTTAATAGAGAAAATGGAGGAATAGAACAAATGGATAAGGAACAATTAAAATTATTAATGGCTGAATTATTAGCAAACTTTAAAACTGAGTTATTGGAAGCTGGAACACCAGAAGAAATCAAAAATTTACCTACTAAATTCAATGAAATTAATTCAAAGTTTGAAGAAATTAAAACTGAATTAAATGGAGAATTTAAAGCTGAAATTGAAAAGCAAATGACTGAGTTTAATGAAGTTATTAAAGGATTAAAAGCAGACTTTAAAGCTACTCCAGCAGAAGTTACAGTTGCTGAACAATTTAGTGCAATGATACAAGAAGTTGAAAAAAATGGAAAAGCAACAGAAACTGTTTTTAATTCAACAACAGAATTAAATTTTTCAGTAGATCCTGCTAATACAACTAATACATCAAAAGCTATTAAAACACAGTATGTAAATACAATACTTGAAAGATTAGTTGAGCAAAATTCAGCACTTGGAGATATAAAGTTTATTCCAATAACAGATGGAAGTTTAACAATTCCAAGAGAAGTTGCAGGTTTACCAGAAACTGGTTGGATAGGAGAGGAAGCAGACAGAGAAGAAACTTCTGTATCTCAAATTGACCATGTAGTTATAGCATTACATTCATTGTATGCAATGCCAAAAGTAACTAACAAATTACTTGCTACCAACTTTGTAGGATATGCTAATTTCTTAATAAAAAGAGTTGAATATGCTTTATCTTTAAGATTAGCAGATGCATTATTTAATGGAACAGGGACAAATATGCCTACTGGAATTTTAAAAGATAACAAAGTAACACAAGAAATTGAAATAGATACAACTGATGACACAACATTTGTTGATTCATTAATAAGTGCTTACTATGCACTAGATGAGGAAGTTGCAAGAAATGCAAAGTGGTACATGACTTCTGAAACTTGGGCAGGGATAGCTAAATTAAAAAATAAACAAAAAGATTTCTATATTACTGACTTAAACAATGGAAATGCAAGAACTTTAATGACTAGACCAGTTGTTTTAATTACTTCAAAAAATGCAGGATTAAAAGGAATTACTACAGCAACAGCCAATGAAATAGTTGGAGTATTTGCAGATTTAAGCACAGCAGTAATGGGAATTCAAAACAATGCTATGACAATGAGATTAGAAGATAAAGTAACCTCTAAAGGGTATACAAAATATTACATGGAAAAAGGTGTGGGCTTGGGAGTTCAATTACCTGAGAATATTTTAAAATTGAAGAAAAAAGCATAATTTAAGAGGGATTATTCCCTCTTACAATGCTAGCAAGGGGATAGCATGGGAATTAAATATGATTTAGAAATTGCTAAAATACTCACTAATATTGAGGATGAAAAGCTTTTAAATTTTTATATTAATGCAGTAATAAAAAAGATAGAGGGAATATTAGGCTATGAACTCCTAAAAGGGCAAATAACGAGTTTAGTTAGTGGACTTAATAAAAACTATGTATTCTTACCTAGAAAAAGAATTGAAAGGGTATTGAACGCTAAAAAAGGATGTAAAAAACTCCCTTTCAGTTTTGTAAATAGGAAAGTAATATTTGATGAAATTATTACAGTAGATTCTTATGTAGAAATAGAATATATAGCTGGCTATGATGAATTACCTGAAAATCTATTAATGTTCATCTGCTCAACAATAAAGGAAGAACTTTCTAATGCTGAAGGATTAAAGAGCTATGGAATAAGAGGAATAAATTATACTTTTTTAAATAAAATAGAACAGTCAGACAATTTTGTAAGAGGAGTAAGAGATTTATTTGGAGTTATAGAAATATGACAATTGTAGAAATTTGCCAAGAAATGGGATATTTAAGTAAACATACTGTAGAAATTGGAATATTAGCTATTGATAAAAGCTTAACAGGAGAAGATGGAAAAACAAGTATCCTTGAATATGCAATATATAATGAGTTTGGAACTTCTAGGATACCTGCTCGTCCATTCATGAGAAATGCTTTGGATAGTAATAAAGAATATATAGGCAACTTAATAAAAACAGCTGTTGCTGATGTTGCAAAAGGAAGTATAAAAGGTAAACCTGCACTTATGAGAGTAGGGGAAACTATAAGAGGTTTAGTAATTCAAAGTATTGCTACAGCTCAGACTTGGGCAACTCCAAATAATCCAAAAACTTTAAAAATAAAAACTAAAAATGGACAGGCTAATAATACCAAACCACTTATAGATAACAGATTTTTAATAAAATCAATTCGGTATCAAATAGTAAATGAAAATGGGACTATAGAATATTTATCAGATTTTAAGGATGTATAAAATGGATAATGTTATTTTATTAAGTAAGCACAAAACAAATATAAAAGTTATTTCAAGTGTTGAAGGAAGATGGGAAAAAGGGAAATATATAGCTAATGAAGAGAAAGAAAAGATTATAAAAGGGGTATATATACCTGTTTCATCTGATACTTTGAAATATTATCCTCAAGGTGAAATTACTTTAAAAGATATGGAATTGTTTACAAAAGAGAAACTAAAAGAAGGGGATATTGCTATTTTAAGAGATGAAAAATTTAAGATAATTGAAATAACTGACTTTGATTATCTAGCTGATATAAAAAGCTATATTTTAAAGAGGAGTACAAAAGATGATTAAAATTATAATTGAATTACTCAATAAAATGAGTAACATTCAAATTATACCAGCTTTTACTACTACAAAGGTTCCTAAAAAGCCTTATGCTACTTACCAAGTGTTAAATATAAATAGTGCTGATTTTAGAGGATATACAGAGAGAGAATATATAAAACAAGATGAAAAATATCTTGAAACAACTGAGTATAGAATAATGGCAAGACTTCAATTTGACATATATTCTGAAACTCAAGAAGAAACATTAGAAAATGCAATTGAACTGAGAGAATTAATCCTTTTCAATGCAAGAAGAGAGATAAATAGATTAGATGCTGGAGTAGTAAAAAGTAGTGAAATAAAATCATTAAATGAATTAATTAATTCAGAGTATGAGTATCGTTGTACTTTTGATATAGTTTTTGAATATATGAAAGTAACAAAAGAAAGAGAACTTGAATTAATAAAAGAAATAGAATTATTAGTAAATAATAAAAATAAAAGTAGAATAGCGAGGAGGAAAGAATAATGGGAGTATATAGAGAACCGATAAAAGTAGTATTAGAACAAGAATTGAATTTGACAATTGCTTCATTAAATAAAACTCTTATAGTTACAAATGATAAGAATGCAGATTTTAAATATTATATGAACTCAAAAGATGTTGCTAATGATTTTGGGAATAATTCAAAAGTATATAAATTAGTAGAGAAGTTTCTAGGACAAAGAGATGGAGATGGTAATATTTTAAAACCTGATTTCTTTGGAGTTGTTGGAATTACTGTAAGTGGGCAAGAAAAGATAGAAGATAAGTTGAAAGAAGTACTGAATGAAAACTTAGACAAAGAGTGGTATGCCCTTATAACAACATTTGATAGTGTTGAAACAATGAAAGCTGTAAGTTCTTTTTTAACTGAAAATAGAAGAATCTATATAACAGAAGTCAAAGCTTATCCATTAGCTGATACATTAAAGTCTGATAGAATTGCACCTATTTGGAATTTAAAAATGGATGAAGCGGATAAGGAGTATAAGGCAGCTGCTTATGCAGGAGTAGTTATAACAAAAGGAGCAGGATACAGAAGTTCAATGATAGAGTTACAAGGAGTAACAGCGGACACTGAATTAGCTAAGAAGCCTGAACTTACAAAAAATAATATTACATTTGTAGAGAAAAGAACATCAGAAGGTTATATAACAGCTAATGGTGGAAAATCAACAGATGGAACTTATTTAGATGAAACTACTGCAATAGACTGTATTATTGTAAATCTTAATGAGAATTTAGAAAAAGCAATGATTAAAAAAGGATTCCCGCAAGATGAAGAAGGTTATGCCTTTATAGAGGAAACATTGACTAATGTTATGGAAGAAATGGGAGCTAATAAGTTACTTGCAAAGAAAAATAGGAAATATCAATATGTAGTTTATCCAGTTAATCAAACTGCAACAGAAAGAGGGCTTAGAATTATAAGACCAAGAGTGCTTTTTAAAATTAGAAACTGGGGATATTATATGGATTTAACATTGGTAAAAACTAATAAGGATATTGGAGGGAATAAATAATGGTTGATTTAAGTAAAAAAACTTTTATTTTCAATGGCTATACTTTTAAGGAATGGAGAAGTTTGAATGTTGGAGCACCTGAGGATCCATATAAACAATCTGATAAAAGTATTTATGGGGAAAGAAGAATAATATATTCACCTGACTCAAATATAGAAATAACAATAACTGTCCCAACTGGAACAGAAGATGAAAAAATACTTTTAGATGCTTCTGAAAATGGAATAACTGGGTCAGGGTATTTTAAAGACAGCTCTAACACAAAATATAGCAGAGGAGTCAGTATAAAAGAAATTGGGGTTAATAAAGGGGAATTACCTAATGATGGAGAATCTGATTCAAGAGAATTTAAACTTGTATGTGCAGGTATTAAGGAGGAAATGAATTAATGGAAAATAAAATAAACAAAACAGAGCAACAAGAATTAAAAAATAAAGAATTTCTAAAAAAAATAGAGGATAAGAATATATCAAATATAACTTTTAAAGCTGAAGGTTTAGGAGCTTTAGAATTTAATTTGATGATGACAGGGAAAGATTTTAAAACAATAGAGAGACCTTTTAGAATTGAGAGAGTCTCGACAGATACATTTTTTAAGCTTTCATCAGAAAAAGATGAATTAGCAATAGGTAAAAAAATATTAAAAACTTTTATAGCTCAGCCAGCTGAAGCTAGAGACATAGAATTTTTTAATATGGATCAAGAAGCTTTAGAAACTATTACAGTGATTATAACTGAATTTCAACAAACACCCTTTTTATTCATTAAAAACTTTGAAGAAAATAAGGAAGATTAAACAAGGAAGATTTGATGTTTGCTTTGAATCTAAGATTCCATATTATAAAAAGCCTGTTGAAGATCTATGTTATGAAGAATATATGCTTTTACAATTAGCTTGGGCTGATTATGTAAAAAGAAAAAATAAAAATTAGAAAGGAGGGTTAGTGATGTTAGAGCAGTTATCATTGGTTTTTAAAGTTGTAGGAAATGGACAAGCTTCTTTGAATCAAATTAGTTCTCAAATTGGAAATTTAAAGAATAATATGTCAAATTTAAAAAATAGTGTTAGTTCAGCATTTGGAAGTCTAAAAAACACCATTGGTTCAGTAAAGCAAAGTTTAGTTGCTTTTAAAAATAAAATTAGTACAACTTTTAATGCTATGAAAGCTAAAATAACCGCTAACTTTCCTGCTATTTCAAAATTAAGAAATGGATTTATATCACTTCGTAGGAGTTTAGGAAATTTTGGCAATTATGCCCAGCAACAATTTCAAAATAGCAAAGAAAAAGCAAATTCATTTTTTAGTATTTTAAAAAGAATAGCTACAGCATTAGCAGCAGGCTTTACAATAAAAACCGCTATTGATGGTGCTGGAAATATTGAACAGTATAGAAATACACTTGAAACTGTTTTGAAAGATTCAGACATGGCAAGAAAGAAACTAGCTTGGGCTAGTAGATTTGCTAATAAAACTCCATTTGAAACAGATGAAGTAGTTAGTGGGATGACGAAATTACAGTCTTATGGAATTGAAGGAGATAGAGTTTTAAAAACAACTAACAGAACTTACCTTGAAATGATTGGAGATATGGCTTCAGGAATGGGGAAAAGTTTTGATCAAGCGATTGAAGCTATTGCTGATGCAAGAACTGGAGAACTTGAAAGATTAAAAGAATTTGGAATTACTAAGAATATGATTGCTGAATTTGGTAAAAGTAAAGGCTTAGAAATTTTTAATAATAAGGGGCAAATTAATGACTTAGAGTTATTTAATAAGACTTTATTTGAAATGATGGACTCTCGTTTTGGTGGAGCAATGGAAAAGCAAGCTAAAACATTCAAGGGAGGATTATCAACTATATCAGGAGCAACTAAATCAGCACTTTCAACTCTTGCAGGAGTTAATGAATTTGGTGATATAGTTGAAAACTCTCCATTTCAAATTCTTAGAGATAGAGTTATCATACCATTGGCGAATACCCTAGTAAAATTTCAAGAAGATGGTACATTTACTAGATGGGCAGAAAATTTATCTAGTATCTTTGGTGAACTAATTTCATGGGGAGAAAAAATAATAAATTTTATTGTTAAGTGGAAAGAAATTTTAATTCCATTAGCAAGTGCAATAGCTGGTCTTTTTGTGATTAATAAAGTGATAGTTTTAATAGGAGCTTTAAAAACTGCATTAGCAGCTCTTTCTTTTAATCCAATTATGCTTGCAATTGGAGCTGTGATAGCCATAGGTGTTTTATTATATAGAAACTGGGATCTTGTAAAAGAAAAATTAATTTCACTTTGGGATAAGATTAAAGGTTTTGTCAAAGTATTTTTATTTTTCTCAGGGATAGGTTTAATAATAAAACTAGGACAACTCTTAATAGAAAATTGGGAAAAAATTAAGGCTAAATTATCTTCATTATGGGATAAAATTAAAGCTTTTGCTAAAGCATTATGGGATATTGGTAAAAAAATATTTATGTGGCTTAGTCCAATAGGTTTAATTATCACTGTTGGAAAACTGATAATAGAAAACTGGGACCTTATAAAAGCAAAATTTGCTGAATTAGGAAGTTATTTATATAACAAAATAATTGATATAGGTAATTTTTTTATAGGACTAAAAGACAAAGTAGTTGATGTATTTTTTAACTTAATAGATAAATTAAAAGAAGTATGGGAGACAATGAAGTCAACTGCAGCATCAGCTTTTGATTTTATTTTAGATTATGTTGCTAAAATTTGGGAAAGCATCAAAGGTTTTTTCTCGGGTTTAGGTGAAAAAATAAAATCATTACCAGGAATATCTTGGTTTTTTAGTGATAGTGAGAAAAAAAATACAAATAGCCCTATGATAGATGGGACTCATAAAACAGGACTTGACTATGTCCCTTTTGATGGCTATATCGCTGAGCTTCACAGAGGTGAAAGAGTTCTAACGGCTGAAGAAAATAATGCATATTCAAGTGCTGAAAGTAATGAGTTTTCTAATACAAGTAATTCAGTAAATACAAAAAATTCTAATAAGTCTGATAAAAAAATCATATTAAATCTTACTGTAAATATGTCTGGAACAAAAGAAATGGATTGGAATAGAATTGGAGAAATGATAGTAGAAAAATTAGAGGATTTGATGTTACAAAATGAAATAGCTAAAGGGGAAATATAGATGTTTTCAATCACAAATATTATGAGTAAAGTAAGTAGTTTTCTAAATAATGTAAATTCAATTTCTAACCGAATTGATAATTATCTAAGAAAAACTCCGCCAATTTTATTGGGAAATATAAAACTTCAATTAGTTTCTGGAATATCTGAAAGCTATTCTAATGATGTTCCAACAATTCCAATTGATGATGGAACTCAAATAGCTGATAACATAACACAAAATCCGTTAGAGTTATCATTTAAAGTTCAAATTGTAGGTTCTAATCACAAAGAAATTTTTGAAAAGGTTCTTGAGCTTAGAAATAAAAGGGAACTTGTAGATTTGTACATGATTAAGTTGTATAAGAATATGGCTATAACAAATATAGAAAATACTATAACTTCATTATATTATACAGAATTTACTATTTCATTGGTAGAAGTAAAGATTGCTCATGTTTCTATGATTCCTTCCCCTAGTCCAAAAGCTAAAGCTAGTGTTAGAAATAAAACAAAGATAAAAACAGCAACAAAAGGTAAAAAGAATACAAAAGGTGCTGCTCAAGCCGTTACTAAAAATAAAAGCTCAGGAGTAAAGGATTGGGAAGGAGATTTACAAAGTGAGCATATAAAACTGCCATAGATAATAGGAGTATAGAAATGAAAATAAATATAATGAAAGAATCTATTCCATATATAACTGATGTAACTATTGCAGGGACAACCTTTCAATTTGAATTTACATATAATTCTTATGATAAAAGAGTGTACATAACACTTTATGATATTGATGATAATTTAATATATCCAAATGAGCCAATTCTATTTGGGATCCCACTATGGTTCAATAAATTAGTTGATGAAAAAGGAAATTTTAATAAAAAATATCCACAAAGATATATTATCCCTAATACTTTAGATAGAAAAGCAATAAAAATTGATTATGAAAATATTGATAAAATTGAGCTGTTAGTGGAGGAATAATGAATTTTATAGCAAATAGACCTATTTTTCCTAGAAATTCCTATCTTATTATAAATGGAGTAAAACTAGATGATCATAATAATAATGGTTTAAAATTTGATGTTGATGTAAAAACAGGAGAAGAAGGAAAAGTAGGGGTAGGAACATTCAAAATATATAATTTAAGTCAAGATATAGAAATAGGAAGCGAGGTAGAACTTTGGTTTGGTTACGCTGAAGATATTGGCTATTATTCAAAATATGAAGTTATAAAAAAGAAAAGAATAAAAGAAAGTTCTTCATTTATTCAAGAGCTAACTTGCTCAGAGAGGACTAAAAATAGTAGTAAGATAGTTTCAATTAGCTTGGATGGGAATACTAGGATATCTGAAGCAATAAAAGAAGTTACTAAAGAAATGGGGATAAATCTTATTTCTATGGAACTTAATAAAGATAAAATTTACACTAATGGTTTTACTTGCTATAGTCAAGGATTTCAAGAGTTGAGAGAATTAGTTCAAGACTCAGAGAGTAAAATGACTTTAAAAGGTGATGATCTTTATATCTATACAGATAAACAAAAAGATCAAGCAATTTATTTAAGCTTTGAAAGTGGGTTGATTCATAATCCTGAAGCTGTTGAACAGCAAGAAAAAGAAGTGAAAGTAAATAAAAAATCTGATAATAAAAAAGCAAAGAGTAAAAAAGATGATAAATGGGAAAATGAGCAAAAAAAGAAAACTATAAAAGAGAGTAATAAATATGACTATACTATTGAATGTTTCCCAATTCACTACATAAAAAAAGGAGATGTAATATACGTTGAAAGTGATGATGTAAGTGGATTTATGCAAGTGGAAGAGGTAAGTATTAGTCTAAGTGATAGCTGGAATATGAAATTAGGAGTTAAAGTGATGAAAGACGATGGAAAACATAAGGATAATTCTAGTAAAAATACAAAAAATAAGAAAGGGTAGATTTGTAGATGCTGAGCCTTTGTTTAGTCCAAATGGGGTTGCTCTACCTGTACTTCGTAATGTTCCAGTGGCATTATTTGGAGATAATAAAGATCATATTGATTGGAATATTAAAGAAGGGGATATAATGCCATATTTTGTTTTAACCTTTGATATTTCCTCATATATAAGTCAAGGCTCTCATGATGTTATGGATTCAAACAGAAGAAATAACTTAAACAATGGTTTTATTTTACCTTTCACAATTCCAAATGCTACAGAAAGTTTGGAATTTCCTTCGGATATTAGAATTATTGGAGATAGATTAGAAGAAGGGAACATTGATTTGAAAGGAGATTCTAAGCAAGAAGGTAATGTTGAGATAAATGGAAATACTACTCAGAAAGGAAATACAACACAAACTGGGAACATATCTACAAAAGGTTCTGTTGCAGCATCTGAAGATGTTACTGCTGGAGATAAGAGTTTGAAGAAACATAAACATTCAGGAGTAGCAAAAGGAACTGAGATAAGTGGAGGAGTAGCATAATGGAAGCTATAAAAATGGATGATGGAGATATTAAATTTTCAACTATTTCAGGAATAGATGAGTTCTGGCAGAGAGTAGTAAATTCTTTAAAAATATATTCAATTGAGTGCTTTTATGATGAAAATTTAGGGCTTGATATAAGAATAATAAATGAACAGGATGTAGCTGAATATAAGCTTGAACATATTTGTAGAAAGTTACAAGAATGGTATAGAGCTGAAATAGAAACAGTTAGTTATCAAATAATTTCTGAAGCAGAAAGAACTTTAAAAGCAAAAATATATATAACACATAAGAAACATAACAATATAGAGAAAGAGGTGATAATCAGTGGATAAATTTGAAACAAAAGGCTTTCAAGGACTTATGGAATTAGCACAAAAAGAAGCACAAAAAAAAGAAAATTTTGGAAGTGATTTCAATGTTGACCCAACTGGAGATTACTATAAATTAGTAGCACCTTTCATATATCTTTGTTCTTATTTGGAAGATAAAGCAATTTCAATAGCAAGGGGTTTAAATATATACAATGCACAAAATGAGGAATTAGACAATTTGTTATATTTTTTTCCTAGAAGATTTGGAACAAAAGCTCAAGTACATTGTAAAGTTACAGCAACTAATTTTGTAGATGTGTTACAAGGAGACATTATCATACAAGCTGAAAATGGAGTGAAATATGAAAATATAGAAAGATTTGAAGTAGACTCTTCAAAGACTAAAACAATACTATTTCAAAGTCTATTCGAGGGAGAGGAAGGAAACATCCAAATTAATAAAATTGAAAAAGTTATAAAAGCTCCAGCATCAATAGTTGATGCACAAAATGTTGAAATTGGAGAAGGTGGGCTTTCTTCTGAAACTGATTATGAGTATTTAAAAAGATATTTAGCTGGTAATACCAAAGGTGAATGGAGTTTATTACCTATTTTAAATGCTATAAGAAAATTACCAGGAGTAAAAAGTGCTAATGGGATAAGAAACAATACAATGAATATAGACAGCTTTGGACTTTCTCCAAAAAGCATTTGGATAGTAGTAGATGGAGGAATAAAGGAAGAAATAGCACATGCTATTTATATGCACATTCATACTCCAGATACTAAAGGAAATGTTGTGGTAAATGTTCCAACATCTGTACCTGATCATTTTGAAACTATAAGATTTGATAGACCTGCTCAAGCAGAAATTGAATATAAATTGGATATAAAAAGTGCTGATGAATTGAAAATCAAAAATTTAATTGATGAGTATATTAATGAAGCTGGAATAGGTGCTTTACTATCAAATGGAACATTCTTATATGAATATCTTTATAATAAAAACTATAAATATACAGATTTTGACTTAAAGTTTAGAAAAAAAAATACTCTTATTTGGAGTAATTCAATTCAATTAAACTTTAATGAAATACCAAAAAGTGCTGGGAGAATATCATGATCGATGAAGTTATAAAGGGTTTACCTTTGCATTTTCAAAAAGAAAATACAATTAAATTATACAAAACTTTGAAGCCTGTTATTGAATATATAGATAGCTTAATAGAAAATTTAAAAAATCAAACATCATTATTAAAATGTTCAGGGATATTCTTAGATTTTATGGGTGAAAGATATGATGAAAAGAGAAGTGGTCGAGATGATGAGACTTATAGACAAGCATTGATTATAAAAAAAATGGCACTTGATGGATTACCTAATACAGAATTTTTACTTTCACTTACTAGGGAACTTACTAATAAAGAAGTTACTAAATTAAAAACAAGACCATTGCAAGAAGTAGCTAGTCAACTATTTAAGGTAAATATGATTGATGATTTAAAAGTTATTAATAAAATGCCTGACTTAAATAAAGTTTGTGAAGTTGGAGCAAGGATGTATTGGGAGCTTGAAATTATCAATAATAAAAGCAATAAATATTATTCATCAGTAGTTGAGAATATAAAAAAAATAGAAATAAAAGCTGATTTTAAACTAGATCAAACAATGAGAATAAATTCAAAGTTAAATACTGCTCAAGGGATAGGATTTACTAAAATAATCGAAATAGGGGGAATTAAATAATGAGTTATTTTGAAGGCTTAAAGCTAACAAAAAAAGGTGAACAACTTCAAGCTAAGATAAATGGAAACTTATCTGAAACTTTAACTTTTACAAAAGCAAAGTTAGGAAGTGGTTCAATAACTTCAGATGCTGAGATTAGATTCTTAACAGATGTAAAAGAAGTATGGGGAACAGCTAATGTAACTAGTTGTAAGATACAGGGAGATGAAAAAAATATAGTAGCTATAGAACTTCAATTTTCTAATGCTGAGCTAAGAGAAGATAAAATCTTCAGAGAAATTGGACTTTATGCACAAGGAAATGAAGGTGAAGAAATTCTTTATGCTTATGCTAATGCTGGAGATAAATATGATTATATTCCATTAATGAAAGATAGTCCACATTCTTTTATAATAGTAATTTATTTCAACATAACAAGTGGTTCAAAAGTTGATGCCAAAATTGATTTACATAGTTATGTGTCACTTCAAGAGTTTAATGAAGGAATGAGTAAAAAAGTTAATAAAACTGATTATGCTTCAGCTGAGCAGTATGGAATTGTTAAGTATGGAACAGAAGAAGGGACAGTACTAGAAGGGAATAAATTTACTCAAATGATGGGGAAAGATTATGGGGGAATATTAAATGAACCAGGAACAAAAGAAGTAGGAAAAACTTACTTTGATAAAAATACAAAGAAGTTATACTTGTGTAAAAATAATAATACTGATATTTCAGCAAATATAAATAATTATATAGCTATGGACAGTCATTCAATTCTTGAGAGATTGGAAAATTTAATCAAATATGAAACTATAAATAAAACTGCAGAAACTAGGTATTCAAGCTTGATTTTTTCTAAAATAGGAAATATTTGTCATGTATTTTTAGATATCCCTTCTACTGTTTCTAATTCTCTTAATGAAGGAACTTTATTATTCACATTTCCAACTAACTTTAAACCAAAGGTTTTTAACTTAAAATTGATAGTTTCTCATCCAAGCGGAAGAACAGCAAGAACTCGATATGATGCAAACACAGGAAATTTATATATTTTGAGTAAATTAGATGTAACTGAAAGTATGTACTTAGATACTTTCTACTTCTTAGATTAAACTTGTACTACTTATAAAAAGCCAATATCGTAGCATAAGAAGTAAAACCATAATTTTTGATTTTTCTAATTATACATTTGTTCGGATGAGAAACTTGTAAGTCCCAGTATTCGTAAATATTCGTTTTTTCTTGCTTTATGTAGTTATACAAAAATCCAGTTACAAATACAGTAGTATTTGGAATTCCATCTACATTTATAGAATCACCAATTAAAATATTTGTATTTAAAGTAACAGTTATAACTTTAATTTTAAGAGCATTGTTGTTATCGAAAGTAATTAAATTTTCCACTATGGAAAATTTATCAAGTTATGGCTCTAAAAAAATAGAGCTAAATATTCCTAACTCTAGTCACTCTTATGCTTATAGAATAGGGGATATTTGTATTTTAAACATTGATTCTGGTGGTGCTTTTATAGGGAAAAAAGCAGATGACATATTATTTAAGTTACCATCTAATTTATTACCAAAAGCTAGAACGATTGCTACTTTAGGTTCTTTTGTACCAAGCCTAAGTAGAGAAATTGTAGTATATATAGAACCAAATGGAACCTGTATTCTAAAATCTCAAAATGTTATATGCCAAACAGCATATTATGGGAATATCAGCTACATAGTTCAAAGTTAAATGTAAAAAACAGTATAAGCTACTTTTATAGCATTTGCCTTTGGAGATTCTACACAGTCTTTTACAAAATTGAAACCTGTATTATTAAATCCAACTAGATATACATTTTCTAATGTAGTTGCAGTAGTTTGCTTATAAATGTTTAAAGAAACTCCTAGAACTTTGTTATAAGATTTTGGAAAATTATATGTATAACTTCCAAGTGTGGTATAATCTCCCGTTATCCCTGTATCAACTTTGATTAGATTTTCCAGACTATAAATTTTATATAATATCTATATCAATTTTTTGGAGGGATATTATGAATTTAGTAGTATTAGAAAATTTAAAAAAAGAAAATGTAGCTGTGTATTTAGAGTATCTGAACAGTTGTAAGAGTAGTAACTGGGAGACTTGGAATACAACTTACAAAACTTATTGTAATAATTTTAAGTTGTTCCTAGTATGGTTTCAAAAAGCTTATAAAAATAGGTTATTACTTAGTAAAGATACCCTTTTAGAAATGCCAAGTATAATGGAAAGTTACAGAAATTATTGTAGAAACTTAGGAAATAGTAAAAGAACTTTAATGAATAAGACTACTGCTATATCAACATTTTATG